ACCCCATCCTCAAGCACGACGACGACGCGGAGACCGAGTCGCCGTCGTCGTCGTGCTTGAGGATGGGGTCGGACGCCGAGATGCCGGTGATGTCGCGGATCACCTTGGGCAGGAAGTCGCCGGTCCCGAAGTCCTCGTCGGTGACGCAGAAGCGCCCCTCCTCGTTCCACTTGCCGACCTCGGGCATGCTCTTCATGACGACGTCCGTCAGGACGCCGAGGCAGCAGAAACCAGCAGGCTTGGGCGGGCAGCACCCCTCGGCACCGCAGCCGTCCTCGTCCTTGGGGCGGTTGAGGAAGCCGGACGTCTGGGCGTAGTCACCCGAACGCAGCGCAGCGGTCCACTTGTCGGCCCAGTACTGAAGCATGGATCTCTCCCCTTGTCAGGAATGGTGTGAGCTAGGCAGCTCAAAGGACGCACCCCCGAAGGGGTGCGCCCGAGTGAAGCCTAGATCAGCGCAGCTCGAACGAGCCGCCGACGGACGCCGGAGTGGTGCCGTACGTGGCCTGCTTGAGCGGGCCGTACTCCTTCTCGGCGTAGTCGAGGGAGCCGCCCGTCACGCCACCGGCGTTCAGGAAGGCGATCTCGTGGTACGCGCCGAGCTTGCGGACGATCATGTAGATCGAGGAGCCGTTCTCCTTCCGCTTGCCCATGATGATGTCGCCGTCCTTGAAGACCGGCGGCGTGAAGAGCGTCATGGCCTGGATGTTGCGCAGGGCCGTGTTCCACATCGACGACGTGGACGGCTTGTACGCACCGGAGACGATGGAGCCGCCGGTGACCACGATGGTCACCTGGCCGTCGCTCTCGCGGCGGACGACGCCCTCGACGCGGACAGCGTCGTTGTAGGCGTCCTTGTAGATCTGGCCGACCTTCGGGAGGGCCAGGATCGACTTCCAGGCGTCCGTCAGGTCCTTGGCGCTGATGGTCGGGTACGAGTCCCGGGCGATGAAGCCACGGTCCTCGGCACCCAAGCCGGACAGGCCGAGCCGGTCGAGACCGGCGAAGTAGCCACCGAAGAGCTGGCCGAGGACGCAGACGTCTCCCATGGAGATGTCCAGCTTCTCGACCTTGATCTTCGACCGCCAGTCCTTCAGCTCCGTGAAGGTGCTGACGCGGCTGTCGAGGTACGCGACGCCCTTGTTCGCGTAGGACAGGGCGAGCGCGTTGATGTTGGTCATGTCTTTCCCCTTGCTTGAGTGTGTTGTGAGCTAGGCAGCTCAAAGGACCGGCATCCCCCGAAGGGGATGACCGGCCCGAGTGGAGCCTAGATCCACGCACGAAGTGCGTGTTTGCGAGCGGCTTACGCCGTCTCGCTAGAAGGCGAAGTCCGCCTGGAACGCCCGGCCGTTCACCGTCAGGAGCGGCGACAGGGTGCCGTGGTCCACCAGGACCTCCGCGTGGGAGGACCACGAGGTGTTGGTGTTGCTGAGGTTCCACAGCTTGCTGTCGTTGCCGACGAAGAACTTGGTGCCGTCCCTGGCGACCAGGAACTGGCCCGGCTTGGGCGCCTCGACCTCGAACTGCTTGTACTGCGTCCGGAAGTACGACGGCTTGCGGAAGATGTAATCCGCACCCTCGACCTTCTCGAACTTGTCGGCGACCTTCTTGACGTGGAGAGCCACGATGATCGTGGTGTCGCCCATGCCGATGATCTTCTCGATCCGGAGGTACGTGTAGCGAGGGTACGTGTCCTGAGACTTGTACACCTTGCCGACCTTCGGGACGAACGCGTCGACCCACGCCTGCTTCAGCTCACTCATGTTCGAGCCGTAGCCGTAGTCGGACGTGGTGAACCCGTACACGGCGGACTGCGAGTTGTTCAGGAAGAGCTTGGACAGGCCGGTGTCGTAGTGACCGTAGACCTGTCCGAGCACGCAGTTCATGACGGAGTTCATGTCGAGCTTCGTGAAATCGACCTTGTCGAGCCAGCCGATGACCTTGCGGTCCAGCATCTTGGCACCCTGGTCGACCCTGGAAGCGTAGGTGTTCATTTTCTCTTCTTTCCCCTTGTTTTCTACACACCACAGCATGCGGTGCTGTCGCAACGGACGGGCTGAGGCCCGTCCGCTCCGAGTAGCCGCATAGCTACGCTACGCCGTCATCACGTACATCGTGCCGTTGAAGACGATCTCCTCGTACTCGTCCCTGACCAGCTCCTGGCCGTAGGCGTCGTAGTCGAAGTGCTTGGCGTACCGATCCTCCAGGCCCTCGCCCATGTCGTCCATGTACTCCTTGGCCACGGACTCGTAGTCGCCCTCGTCGACCTCGTACCGGACGTCGTCCGCCCAGTGACGATTGTCGAAGTCGAACCACTCCCAGCCCTGGTTGCTGACGCAAGCCAGGAACCTGTCGATCTCGTCGTACTCGATGGCGCACATGATGACGAGCTTTCGGCACACCTCCATGAGGTTGCCGACCGGCTCGACGGAGTCACCCGAGTCATCACTGCCGTAGATCTCCTCGACCGTGATGTAGTCGAAGGGGTTCTCCAGGTTCCTGGCTTCGGCGACCTCCAGGGTATGCATGACGATGTACGAGAACAGGGCCATAGCCTTGTCCTCGTCGCCCTCGAACTCGTCGAGGTCCACGTCATCCGTGTCCAGGATGTCACCGAAGTACTTGTCCCGGGTGTAGTCGACCTTGAAGCGCATCAGACGGTCACCCCTTCCGGGGTGACGTCGTCGGCATCCACGGACGGCTCGGAGGGCGCCTCTCCGTCCTCCAGGGAGGACAGGAGACCCAGGACAGAGTCCAGCTTGCGCTGAGCGTCCTGAGCGGCCTTCTGGGCGCGCTCCGCCTTCTGGCGGATCACGTCCACGTGGCTCTTGGCGACCTCCAGCACGTCGGAGCGCTTGTAGAACGAGTAGCGCCGCGACTTGTACGCGGGCTCCACGTCCTTCATCAGCTCCTCGACCTTGGCACGGCCGAGACCGAGGGCGTCCATGATCTCGGACACCATCATGTCGTCGTTGTTGGTCATGATCTCTCCCCTTGCTGCTACACATCACAGCCTGTGATGCTGCCACTACCCCCGACCCCTGACGGGGTCGTGAGGCACTGAGTAGTCACAGAGTGCTAGTTCATGAACACCAACCACCTCTCCATGACCGGGAACCACTCGACCTGAATGGTCGAGCCGTCCCGGGCCTCACGGAGAGAGGACCAGTAGGTAGAGCCGACATCGGAGCCGCCAAGCTCGATCTCCCTTACGGGGAGATCGGTCATCACGGCAACCATCTTTGTGGCGAGCATCACATCTCCAGGTCTTGACAGCCCCAAGGGGCTCTCTTAGAATGGTCTTTGTACTTACCGCGATAGCCAGGCAACCCCCGGCCCGTGAGGGGCCGGAGGCTAGGAAACCTGGAGCGCGCGGTTAGATCAAAGCTTGGTAGCGATGCGGGCCACGACCTCACCAAGGGTCTTGAAGCCGTGGTGAGGCTTGACCTGACCGAGGATCCGATAGGTGTAACCCTGGTTCGGACCCTTGCCCTTGGCGTAGGTCACGATGGCTACGAGCTGGTTACCGTCACGGAGACGGATCTCGTGCTTGTAGCCGCCCTTGGTTCCGACCCTCACGGCCTTGAGGACGCCAGGGTCAACACCCGGGCGCCTCTTGGTGGTCAGTCGGGATGAGTCCTTGCGACGGATACGTCCCTTGCGGGACGTCCCGGGCAGGGCTCCGCCCTTGGTCATTCCCATGAACGCTTCATTGAACTCAAGATGGCTCATGCTTCCCCTTGTCAGGTTCGATCGGCAGTCATCAACTGCCACCCAGCCCCGAGGGGCTGACGCTCTGAGCCTAAGGCCTGTTTTACGTCGCTCAGACGACGGGGAGCACCCAGTGGGCCCTTACGATCCACTCGGGCTCCGTGGTGCGGCTGAAGAGCCCACTCAGGGCCATGTCAGCCTCCCAGTACATGTCGGGGAAGTCCTCCGAAAGCTCATCGGCGGACAGGGCTTCTACCGTGTGACCCTGCTTCGGGTCGGTGACGGTGTAGCCGATGGTGATTCCAGCGATCATGTCAACCATGTTCAATCTCTCCCTGTCCCGCCACCCCAACTTGGGTGGCGTTAGGCAACGCTCACCCTTGCGGGTGAGCGCTCCCCTGAGGGGCACTGGACTACTCTAGGAGCACCCCAGCACCCCCCAAACAAGGGGGGAAAGATGTGCAGGTCTTACGGGAACGTGTGCGCCGTCTCGCATGGCCTAGCGTGCTGACCCCAGAATCAGGGTGGCACTCGTTATCCATGTCTCAGGACCCCCCTACGGTTGCTCGGAGGGTCACTAGTCGGGACGCACTGCTACGCAATCCACACTCCCCGAAGGTGCGTGGGCGCCTAGCCTGCACAGCTTGCCTAGCTTAGGGGTATCGGAGTGACGGTAAAGCTGTCACCAAGGTGCGTACAGACGCACCCCTGCCCTAGGCAAGTCTCAGTCTCTCTGTTGAGTTCTCAAGCGAACGAGCGCTTCCTTAGTGGTCTCAGCTGCGCACCCCACCTAGGGGGTGCGTCTGACTCTCCGAGACCCTTCCGGGCGCACACAACGTCTGCTCACTACCCGCGTCGTCCGGCCCTCTCGCACGGCCGTCAAGCCGTACGGGGTACCTTGGAGCCGGGGTGGCTCGCGCTGTGCTGTCGTGCTGGCGGGTTACCCGCCTTCCGGCCCCCTCTCGGGTGGCCGGTGGGTTGACCCTGTCACGACTCGCTAGCGCGTGTCAAGCCCCTGCCTTGGGGTGCTTTCCGTCGCCGCCCTGGCGTTGATCTGAGGGGCTTGTGGAGTCCTGGACGCATCCCCGTAGGTTGGCATCGTCCTAGGCCCTCTACGCCCCCCTCAGGAGCCGTACAGGCTCATGAATGAGCCTGCGTTGCGGGCGGCTTACGCCATCCCGCTATGGGCAGTCTTGGGCCACACCCTTCCGGGTGGGGGCCTGACACACGCTGTGGAGTTGATCAAGGGGCTAGCGCTCTAGGCGCCTTGCCTGCCGCGCCCCCCGTTCCGGCGGGGCGTTGCTGACAGGGAGAACACTCCTCTCCTGGCCAGGATGTGTCAAGAACCCCAGGTCAGAGGGGGTGCCTTGGTACACAGGTTGGTACAGAGATGCACGCAAAGTTACCGGATCTCGTGTTACCGCTACGTAGGGTTAGGTGGGATGATGGGGTGAGCCACTGGATCGAAGGTGGATGGACTGTCCGCCCCCCTCATTCCATGGTCAATCCGCCGAACATCCGTGGATTCTCAGCCGAACAGGCCCGATTGCCTGTGTTTGCAGGGCCTACGCGCGCACATCACGCACACACGATCCACACACCACGCGTACACGCCTGGATACGTATGCCTGTGCCCGTATACCTATGCACACACAGGTGCCCGCTCACCCGAGCACACCCCCGCTCATCTGAGCGATCCTTGACCAAACCTTGACCAACCCTTGACCAGAGCGTGGTTGACACGAGGCCCGAGGCGTGGTAGGCCGACCCGGGGGTTGTTAAACGGCTGGCGATGGGGGGGTGTCAGTCCCCTCAAAAATCCATCATAAATGCCTGTGATCCTGGTCACACAGCCCCTCACAACCCTTGCGGCACAAGGGCTCTGAGCCATACCACTCGGTATGTGACGGAGGTCACACTGAGCAGCTGTCCCGGATCCAGCAAAAGACGGGTTAAGAACTAAGTGAGACAACGATGAGCACAACGGCAAGGGCGGACACCCGCCCCCTGGCGGGGGTCGGGACGCCGAGCAACGTTGAACACATCGTCCTTATCTAAGAGAGCTAGGACTCCCTCAGCCTGAGAACTGCGGGATCTTCTCTCCATACAAGCAGGCCGCCCCTGAGGGCGGTCCTGCGGCAAACTCCCACGGCCCTTCGGCCGTGGAGATCCTAGACGGCTAAGAGCACTAAGAGGGCAATCCTGCGCCTGTAGCGCAGGGGAGGGAAGGGGTAGATGGCCAAGGTCTACAGGATGCCTGACGGAACGACCAGGACCACCGACCCCAGGTCGGCCACCAAGCGCAAGACCCAGAAGCAGGCAGCGGCGAAGACTGACACGAAGGTCCGCAAGGAAACCTTCATCAACTATGCCAAGAACGGCAAGAGCATCAAGCAGGCGCTCATCGACCTGGACCTCACCGAGGCCCAGTACAAGTACCTGCGCCAGAGCGACGCCAACTTCCGCGAGGAGATGGACCGACTCAGGCTGATCCGGGGATCCAACTCCGAGGCGGAGGACAACCGCCGCAACATCGCTCCGTTCCCGGAGTGGTGCGAGGAGTACCTGGACACCAAGCTCTTCCGACACCACCTTCAGTGGGTCGACCTGCTTGAGGGCAGGGAGCCTCGCGACCTGCACTCGTCTCAGCGCTACGAGCCGGGCAACCCGAACTTCGTCCTGATCAACACTCCGCCCGAGCATTCCAAGTCCACCACGATCACGATGAACTACGTGACGTACCGAATCTGCCAGGACCCGAACATCCGAGTCATCCTCGTATCCCAGACGCAGGAGATGGCGAAGAGGTTCCTCCGAGGCATCAAGGACCGACTGGCCTCGGAGAACAGGAACTACCAGAAGCTCCAGGTCGACTTCGCCCCTGATGGTGGCTTCGACTCCGGTTCGGCCTCGTGGACCGCCGACTCGATCTACGTCAGCTCCTCCGCCCGAGACTCGGGCGAGAAGGACCCTACGGTCCAGGCCCTCGGTATCGGCGGCCACATCTACGGCGCCCGTGCCGACCTCATCATCTTCGATGACACCGTGACCGGTAAGAACGCTCACGAGTTCGCCAAGCAGATGGACTGGATGCAGCGAGAGGTGTACAACCGCCTCAGCCGCCCGGGAGGCAAGTTCCTCCTGATCGGTACGCGCCTGGCTCCGGTCGACCTCTACGGCGAGATCATGAAGCCCGAGTACTACACGAAGAACAAGTCTCCGTGGACGTACCTGACGCAGCCTGCCGTGCTGGAGTTCGACGACGACCCCGAGAAGTGGGTCACCCTGTGGCCGTTCACCAACCGTCCGCCCGTCTCTATCGAGGGGCAGATGGAAGCCGTCCAGAACGAGGACGGCCTGTGGCCGATGCACACAGGGCCGATGCTCTCCGAGCGCCGGGACGAGGTGTCTCCCAGGAACTGGGCCCTCGTCTACCAGCAGGAAGACGTGGTCGAGGATGCAATCTTCCCGCAGAAGGCGGTGAAGGGAAGTGTCGATGGCATGCGCCCCATCGGGCGCATGGAGCGTGGAC